TCCACAGGCTCCTGGGGCCGGCCCTTTTTACCCTGGGCTCAACTATCCTCGGCGGGCGGGGCTCTAAGCCCGCCTTGCGTCGTTTCGGCTCCGTCTTGCCACTGCACGTTGGTTGATTCAACCAACGCACGTGCCTACGACTCCCAGGGCATGTGGTCTCCAGGATAGGTGTGGGATGTGCAATCACTCGACCCACTCCTCACCACATCGATAGCATCGAACGTGCCAGACTCTGTACTCGTCAATGTAGTGACGATCACAAGCTCTGGGTCGGTAGCCGCACGTTGGACAATCATCCAACCCATCTTCTGCACTTTCATGCGCAGATCCCTGCTCCATACTCGACCACCGGTTCCAGGAGCCCGAGCATGTGGGCGATAGCTATCGCAAGCAGATAGCTGACATTGTTCTCCTTGAGATGTTTTCCAATCAGCGCCCAGCGCAATGCACTGGTTGCTGCAGCAGCTTGGGAAGCTTCAGCTGCACTCATGTAATCAGGCCCCCATGTTCATGGCGGCTACGCCCTTGTATTGTCCGGCCTTAACGGTCATAGCCACGTTGCCGGTCAAACTCGAAGATATCGAAGGGACGAGTACAACAAGTCCACACGGGGCATTGAAGAACCCGGTTGACATTCGTGAATGGCCACCAGCCACGCTGGGATTGGCCGCATCACTGTTGTCCAGAGTGGCGATCTTAACCCAAACATTGTCCGTAAAGGACGTTGCGTTGTACGGAGGTGCGTTTCCTTTGCTCGCCAAATCATCCATTTGACTCTCATCAACTCGATCATCAGCGCCACTGTAAGCTTTAGCTGCGCTAATTGTTGATGGTGCGAGGTCGGTGTCACCACTCTTATCGTATTCCTGAAGGATTGCATACTCTGAGGCTGACGGCGTGCTTCCCCACGTAAAAGTGCGTTGGGTAGTTCCGTCTGCCAATGTGATTTCGCTAACATCGAATTCACCATCAGTATTCACAGCGCCTGCAAGGGTTTCGCTGTACTGATACGGGACGACATTCACGGCACCGGTGCTTACGCCTGCGTTGACCCTGAAATCCTCCCAACGTGCGATTTGCTGTCGAGACATCTTCTCACGTTCATCAGCCGTTGCTTTAAGATAGGTGGCACGTGCCAACTGCCACGCTTTCTGCACATACCAGGTATCCGCTAGTGCATACACGTCAAATTGTGCTGCGCCAGTGCTGGCATCTGGTCGATTGTCAAGATCAATCTTCACTTGATACGTCTTACCTTGACGATAGAGGCGGTGGTTGACCGTGCTAAGCACTCGGCCAACATCCACGATCATCCGAGTCGAGTTCGAACTCGTTCCTAGGTTCACTTGGCGTTGTACTGGATAGTACTCCGCTTTGAGGTTTCTAAACGATGGATCATCGCTTGCATTCTTCTTGCCACGCACTGCCATGCGCTTCCATGCTGCCGACTCAGTCTAACAGCATTTCGGTCCCGTACTTGGCCCAGGAGCCAAAAGTACGTGCGAGCCGGGGGTAGCTTCTCCCGCCACGCTTTGTCGGCTTGCCGTCTAAGAAATCACTGACCTCTTTAGTTAGAGCTCCATTCATCTTCTTCACGTCTAACGCCTTGGTGACATACTGCACTTTGGCGCTGTATCTCACGACTTGGGCTAGCTCGTCTTCTGTTGCTACATCGAGCGTGTAGATACGACCCAGGCCCAGCGGTGAAAGCACCCGCTTATTACTCCTGGTCGCAACTTCCAGCTTCTCTGGTTGAAGCTTCATCGTCAGATCGTCATTCCATTCGGTCATCTTTGTGCTCGATGCCAGAGGCACCGACCAGTCGTCTTCGAATCCGAACATTACACTGTGCAGATGGCAGTTCCATGTCCCCAATTTGTTGGTGAACTCGATATGGTGGGACCCTCCAGCAACCCCCCATTCTTTCATCTTCGTGTTTAGCCCACGCATGCTGTGCCAGCCTGTGTACCCCGAAAGCGTGGTCCTGCTCGTCAAGTATTCTACTTGCTTCTCCAGACTTTGCGAACGTACCTCCGACTCTTTACCTGGTAAAGTCGTAGTGAGGATTGCCACCTTAGGTGTCCACCCCACGTCCTCAGCCCAGTCCAATTCATGCTGCAGTCTTCGAGCAACCTTTGCCTGCATTCTCCTGGCTCTCACATCTTCACACGCCGGGCATAGCCGCCAACGTGCGCAGAGGTTTCGGTCTAATGGATCATAACTAATCCGTTTACAGCCCGGACGTAGTTCTGCCATCTCGATCATCTCAGATGCCCCCGGCCAAAGATGTTGTATGTCGACAGAAGGTCGACCGGGGACATCCTAACCTGCACATAACTTTGTCATAAATTCCACTGTTATTTTTTAGCAGGTAGTGTAGTATAACAAGTAACAGACTTGCATCCGTCCACAGGCTCCTGGGGCCGGCCCTTTTTACCCTGGGCTCAACTATCCTCGGCGGGCGGGGCTCTAAGCCCGCCTTGCGTCGTTTCGGCTCCGTCTTGCCACTGCACGTTGGTT